GGGCAGGCATCACCGATGTGAAAAAAGCCAATAAACAAACTGGCGCAAAGATTAACCAGCGAGGTTTCATCAGTCTTTTTTAAGATGCCAGTCAATATGTCCACCAAGACGGTCATCAACTTTGTCAATCTTTTCAATAACTGAATCTAATTTATCTGCGTTTATGGCATGGTCACGATTGTTTTGCCTGCGTGTAGTTTCAATCAACGCCACTATCAACGCAGTAGCCATACCAATAACAGCAACTGCTATTTCGTTCATTTGCGATATCCATAGACGCAAAGGGTTCCACTACTAAAAGTTCCACCACTTAACGCAAAAGATGTGTATGAAGTCGTGTTACTTAAAAAACCTTGTGTTGTTCCAATTTCAGAGTTTGCGCCATTCTCAACCATGTATGCACCACTATAAACTGTGTACCTTGCGTTAAATGGGTTGTATAAATCTGCATTTACAACAACAAAGTTTGGTGATGCGCCCCCAAAATATCCCCAAGAGCCACCAGCATCAATACCATTTCCTGCTGGCGTTCCACTGTTGGGCTGGTTTTTTATGCGTGTTGATGAATAACCAGTTACTGTTGCGCCTAACACACAAGAGATATTGGCAATTGTGGTATTTACTGCATTGTGCATCAATATTTTATAACTATCATAATTTGCACTAAAAGCATTTGAAACCGTAATGCTTGTATTCCCGTTACCGATTGTAATTACACCACCTGATGCTGTTGCGCTAGTTCCACCAACAGAAGTAACTGTGCAAGTAGTAATAAGTTCTAGTGCTGGTGGGTAAGTAGAACTTGTAAGTGTTACCCATGCAGAACCGTTGTAGGACTGAATTTCGTTTGTGTCATCAAGATAACAAGTCATACCTTCAGCAAGTGTTGGTTCACCTGCACCACCAAACGCTGCATCACGGGCTGTTGATGTAGCAAACCGCATAATGGATTGGTCAGCAAGATAACCATTAACATCTGCTGCTGTTAGTTTACTGAACGATGCGAAAAGTTTTGCGCCTAAACCAGCCATTAGTTACCTGTCCATTCTTCTGCTGTGTTACCTTCAGCAACCCACGCAAGATAACCAATGTCATTTTGTCCTTCGCCTAATGTCCACACAACACCATCATCACTAATACGCAATACATTTGTAATCACTTCATCAAAACGATTTGCTGTCTGTAAATAATAAACAATCATTACAACTCCGATTCTGCCACATAATGAAATACTCCACCTTGTCCACCCGTAGCAAGCAAAAAATATCTTATTCCCGAATCACCAATTTCACCAAGTGTGTATGTTGATGTTCCAGCACCAATACTGTCCACCCTGTTTGCTGCGCCAGTTGAGGGTGCATATAAAACTACATTTGGCGCATTCCTCTTAGTAACACGAAATTGAAACGCAGAGGCTGCGCCATAGGCTGCATTGTAAAAATGAGTTAGCGCACCATTTTGTGTTGCGGTAGCAGGACTTACTCCCTGTGTATAAGATTTTTCGTAATACCGTTGGCAGGCTTGCAGGTCATCACCAAACGATTTGAATTCAAATGGTGTAGCAACGGAACCAACAGTTAATTGTGCGCCAGTGATATGCCACTTGTTGCTTGTTGATGATGCCAAGTTGGTTTGACCAACAGCAGTATTAGCATTTACTGCTGCCCCCCAAGTTGTTTGCAATGTGCCTGATGTGTAGTTGCTTCCTGCTGCTAACCAAAAATTGACTTCAATTGAAGCATTAGCATCATTGTTTAATGTGCCTGTGACATCAGCAGGAAATGTGAGTGTCTTGTATTCCCAAGTATTAGAAGCATTAATGGTGTACGACTTGCTGACAGACCTTGTATTGTCTAAATCACCTATTTCAACAATGAAGGTGCCTGTTTGAAAAGACGCAACCCAAAACGAAAGTGTAAGTGTTTGCGCTGACGCTGTACCTTTGCGGATTGCTTGAAGGTTTTGCCCTTCTATTATTTGTTGAACAATAAGAAAATCTCCAGCAGCAGGTGAAGCATCGGCTGTTGTGCATTGCATTCTTAAACAGTTGCGAAATCCTGAACCAGTGGGCGCATCAGCAAGAGTTGTTTGCGACCAAGTACCTATTGAGTTAATACGAGTATTCCACCTGTCAGCCGTGTTGTATCCAGTAGTAGTTAAACCTGTTACGACTGTGCCAACTGGTGAACGCTGTGTGACCTGCATAGCCCCATTGATAAGCAGATTGCCTGAAGAAGAACCAGTGAACAAAACAGCATCAACCGTGTCGGCAATAGACTTCATAGCAGTTGCACCATCGGTTACATAATCTGTTGATGATGGGTATGGGATTGCGAAGTTTGTTGTTGTGCCAGCCATAGGTTCCTTACAGAATTGTCCAAATCAGATTACTCCATGTTAGACCCGCAGGTACGGTATCCCAAGCAAGGGTTGGCGTTACCGCATTCCAAGGCTGTGAGAAGCCGACAGGGGAGAAATACAAGTCAATGTGATGAGTGGTGCTAGTAATTCTATGGTTAATGCCTTCAACGAAAAGGTTTTTCTGCACCACAGAAGGTGTGCCAAATTTGAAGGTTTTGACCACAGCAACAAAGTCACCGATATCAAGCGTGGATACCGAGTCTCTTTCGGGTGATGTCAATGCGTGCATATTTATAGATAGCCCTGTATACCAAAAGTTAGGTTCACTACGAATAAAATAGTCAGCCAAGATAGCAGCGTCAGCATCAGTGGCTAAGGGTGCGTCTTGGATAACGATGCTTTGAACCCCGTAGTTTGTTTGAGATTCAGGGGCAATCACGACCTGTTCAACTGGCGCTGGCACAACAGGATTAACCGCAATAACAATGGTTACTTCGTTAATGATGCTGTCAGGGCGAATTGAACTTTTACGGGCTACTGCCTCAGCCATGTTGATGCCTATTCATAAATTACTTCAAGAGTTTCGTATGGTATCTGTGATGCCTCTAGTGGGTCATCACCAAAGATAATAGAAGGTGAGGCTTCTGTTGAGTTTGGTGTCCGTGACTCCCAATAAAAAACACCTTCACGGTTTATATACATTCTGCCCTGTTCGGCATTTGCAATAAGGTCGTTGAAATATGCAAGCGGTGTTTGAGAAGCAATTGGAAGACTAGCAAGGTTGGCAACTCCAGTAGCGATAACTGGTGCAGGGGTTGGCGGAAAACTTACTTCGGGTAAGCCTAAAATCCTGTCTACCCTTGCACCTGATAGTTCTGCAGGTGGGGTTAGGTCGTTGATAACAGTTGTGGTTAGGTTTAGAAATGCATCAACGGCTTCAACAAATATCAAGTTGTGGTAATCCATGCTGAACTCTGTGTTGTATTGGATAATTAAGCCAACGAACATAAACTCATTATTGCGTGATATGCGTACAGCACGGCGAGGTTCAAAACCAAGTCTGCCTCTTTCAACATTCCAGTAGGGGCTTGCGCTATTGGCAACGCTAAACTTGTCTTGACCTTTTAAGTCGTCAATAGTAATACTGCAAGTGCCAGCACCGAACTGTGCATCTTGGCTACTACGCCCCCGCTTGATGCTGACATTAAGCACATACTCTGTCACATCAATAAATGTTGTAGAGCCGTCTAAAAAATCGGTGTCAAGGATGCCAAGCACCTCATCGTCAAGTGTGAAAACATCTTGGTAGAAACCAGCATCAAGTTCCACCTTGTATGTGCCGATGTCGTTTAACCCAGCCATTTAACTAACCTGAATATCTATCGCACCTGAGCGCCTGTTGAACTTGCGAAGTTCGGCAACCAACAAATCAGGCAATGTATTATCTGCAATCTTGCTGTTAATAGTGATGTTGTATACATCGCCACCTGTATTCAACCTGTCAAGAGGAACAACTGCTTCGCTACCAGACTCACCAATCATTGCGAGGGTTGGCTTATTTACCACGCCCCCGTTAGCCATAAATGGCCCTGCAAAGATGTTGCTGAAATCAATACCTGAAAAGTCGATACCTGAAAAGTCAAGATTAGAAAAGTCAATACTTGGCAAAACCATCATGCCACCACTAAACCCGTTGCCACTGCTAGCACTGCCACCACCACTGCCGGCTGTAAATAACAAACCAGTATCAGGGTTGATGCCTGTTGCGATTTGTGCATCTCTTTCTTGCTTGCTTGTCGTGGCACGAGCAGCAACAGCCAAATCGTCTTTGGCTTTCTTTAACAGTCGTGCCGATTCAGCCTGACGGTCATACGCATCTGCAAGGTCATCAGTTGCGTCACGCTCCGCTTTCTGTGCATCAGTTAATTCTTTCTGTGCATCTTTGTATTTTTCTGAATCAGTAGCAGCGCCATTGACTATTTCGTTAAGTTCTTTTTGTTTGTCAAGAACGGCCTGTTGTGCGTCTTTCAAGGCAATCTGTGCATCTTCTTGGTCAAGGATTGCAGTAGTAAGTTTTTCTTCGGCTGTCTGTATTGCTTCGGGTGTGGCTAACGCTCTTGCGTCATTTACTTTTTCTTGTGCAGTGCCTTGTTCGTCTAAGGCTTTTTCAAGTGCTTCTTCTGCTCGGACAATTGCAGAGGTACGCATTGACTTTCTAGCACGGACAACTTCGGCTTGTGCATTAGCAACTTTCTGCGTGGCGGAAGCCAGTTCCCCTTCGGCTTCAGTTACGGCTTTGCCTGACTTTAGGTCGTCTAGTTCCTTTTGTGCATCCGCAACACTTCGGGTTGCATCACGCAACGACAATGTGGCACGAACAGCGGAGCGGTTTGCATCGGCTAGGTCACGAGTAGCAACAGCAGCCTCTTTACTTCCTGCTCCATAACCTTTGCTTATCTTGTTAAACTTGTCTTGCGCTTCACGCAACTTGTCAGTAGCAGAAGTCAATGATTCATTTGCTGTAGCCACACCTTTTACTGCATCTTTATAGGCTTTAGTTTCCGAACCGAATAGTTTAAGAGCAGAAGTGTATTTCTCTAATGCCGTCTTGGCTTTGTCTATTGTTGTATCGCCACCGCCACCAGTTGTCTTTGTCGTCTTTGGCTTAGGCAGAACAGCACCAGCAGTTAATTTTAGTTTTGGCTTCAACTTGGTTAGTTCGTCACTAAGAGACTGCACTTCTGTTTTTGCTTTTTTAGAACCAATCTCAAGATTAGTCAATAACGGTATATCGCTTAGGAACGGAATCCCGTTGTACGCCTTAATAAGCAGGTTGATTCCATAAACAAAAGGATTGACAAACGCATCAAGAAAGAAGTTAATTACATACTTCAATACGGGAATCATCTTGCCAAGAACATCACGAAAACCTTTGAACCTTAAAGCAAGCGAAGCAATAATTACAACCACTGCACCAATAAGCGCAGGAATACCGAAGAAGGCAGCATTCATCGCAACAGCCAAACCAGTTGTAGCAATAGCAGCCTTAGTAGTAGCAGAACCAAAAGCAGACATCGCAATAGTGGCAATCGTTTGCGCAACTGTATAAATGCCTGTCGCCACATTCAAAGCAATAACGCCTGTGACAATGCCATAAACAACATCGCCAAAGCCGTTCATCTTGCCTAATGCTTGAAGCCCTTGTTCACCTAAATACTTAAAGCCAGCACCCAAACCTTTTTCACCAATAATGTCACTAAATGTTTTGAAAATTGGTACAAGATTTTCGGTCACAAACTTAGCAGCATTCTCAAAAGCAGGGAGTAGCAATGTCCCTAGGTCTTCAGCCACATTGCCGACTGCTACTTTCATTCGGTCAAAGTCTGTAGCGGTAGCAGCAGCAGTGCCTCCTACCTGTGATTCAACTTCTGCCAAGATAAGTTTCTGTGCGTCAAGAGTACGGCCTGATTCAACAAGTGTTTTAATTTGTTCTTTTTGGGAATCAGTAAAGTTAATTCCTGCTTTTCTTAATGCACTGATACCTTTTACAGGGTCAGACAATGCTTTACCGAGTTGTTTAGCAGCGCCGTCTGTAGAGCCGAATACATTTCCTAAGTCAAGAGCAGCCGCTGATGCTCGTGTGAAAACATCATTTCCTGCGCCCACTTCATTTCGTACCTGCTTGAAGGTAAGAAGCAAGTTCATTGAGGTTTGGATTGCCTCGTCATCAACTCCCGTCTTGACAGACATGACTCGTGCCAATTCAGAGATTTCTTGAGTAGAAAGGTTCGCTGCTCCACCAGTTGCTTTGACGATTGCTTCAGTCTGTTTAGCGACCTTTTGTGATTCAAGTGCAGCCTTGATAAGCGAGCCACCGACAACCCCGCCAATGCCACCCATAATTGCACCGATTTTTACAACCGATTTGCCGAATGAATTTATTGCTTTGGTGCTGTTTAGTAATGCGAAAGCGCTTTTCTGTCCTGCTCCGTCTAGTTGCCTAAAAGACGAAATGGCTTTATTTACACCCTTGCTATCAAATGTACTTATAACTGGAATTACGATTGCCATTACAGACCAAACCTTCCGAAAGCGTTGCGACTCTGTGACCTTGCTTGAATAGACGAATTAGCACGCTTCGTTGTTTCATTAGCAATTTGCACAGTAAACCGTGATTGTATATCAGCAATAATTTTGTCAAGGTCTTTTTCAACTAATGGCATGTTGCTTTTTACCCGCTTCCACATAACTCGTGATGGAGAACCTGTTGCATTGAGGTTCTTGACGAACTGGTCTTTCTTGTCCGTGCGGTTCAACTTGGCAAGGTCATAAATAGAAGCACCAGCGTCTGATTGTTTAATGCGGACAATCGGGTACGAATTAGTCCTGCGTATTTTCCTACCACCGACTACAACGGTGACCCCTCTTTTGGCTTTCTTCACATCGTATTTAGGGAACGAAGCGCCAGCCGAACCTTTAGGCTTCCTGCCTCTAGTTGTGCGCCCGTATTTAATCCAGTTGATTTCCTTAGAAGATTGCCAAGGCTTAGCGGGGAATCCATCGGCAACATTGACTCGCAAAGGTTCAACCTTGTTCTTAATGTCTTTGCTGACTTGCTTGAATGTTTCAGGCTCCAACCGTTTTAATGCTTGCAAAACAGGGGCAACGCCTACCACCATGTTGTTTCGTACATCAGCCATGCGACAATACTACTTCTTGGATGGTTGGGAATTGCGCCAAACAATCATGTCGTACACCGCTTGTAAGTACACGGGGTCTTCTAGAAGTAATTGACTAGGTGGAATACCAGTCTCCACGCATATAAACGCTAAGCGCCCGATTGCGCTTGACTGTCCAAAGGGATTGTCACATCGGTTTCGTCATCAATTTCAACACTTAAAATACTGTTGAGCCATTCAGGTTCAAAAGGCAAAGTGGTCATTTTGTTTCGTTGCAAAGATTTCCATGCAAGCCAGCCAATATCAGTAAGTCTGATTTCTGTTTCAAGATTAGCCACGCTTCTGTTCCATGTGCGTTCAAACATCACGAAGTCAGGAAAGTGGGCTGTGGTCTTTTGTTTCTCGCCGTTGCTATAAACAACTACAAACTTCATTTCCATGTCGGGTAATCCTTAATTTAGGAGGTTGTCTTTACAAGAGTTCCACCAGTGAAACTCAATGTGGTCATTGCCAATTCGCCAACTGCGCCTGCCACTGGTGTGTGCGAAGCGAGGAAGGTTCCTGACAATGTGTAAAGAGGGTTTGTGGTTGATGTCCCTGCACTAGTTGCTTTAACTGTCACAGTTGTTGTCGTGCCTACAAGTGGATAAACCAATGCTTCAACGCTAGTTGAAGGTGAACCTGCTGGAATTGATGTAGCGAAGTCTTGCATCAAGGAAATCTCGGCGGAGTTGTTTTGCAATCCGCCCGTGAACTTATGTCCTGAATCTCCGAAGGCGGTGATTTCAATTGAATCAACTTCATAATTCAGGGTGACATTATTCGTGTGGTCTGAAACGGCGATGCTGTTAATTGTGATAACTGCATCTTTAAGTGAAAGGACAGCCATTACGAAACTGCCTTAGCAATGGTTCCGCCAGTGAATGTCAATGTCGTCATTGCCAATTCTCCAACTGCGCCTGCGACTGGAGTGTGGGATGCAAGGAAAGCATTTGAGATTGTGTACGAAGGGTTCGTAGCCCCAACTGCAGATGAAGTTGGCTTAATGACCAGTGTTGTCGTGGTTCCTACAAGTGGATAAACGGTGGCTTCAACATTGGAAGCAGCGAAGTCTTGCATCAGCGAAATCTCAACGCTGTTGTTTTGTAAGCCCCCAGCGAAGGTGTGACCACCGCTTCCGAAGGCAGTTACTTCAATTGAGTCAATCTCGTAATTGACCGTCACATTATTGGAGCGGTCAGACAGCGAAACGCTGTTGATTGAGATTGTTGCATCTTTGAGTGAGAGGACAGCCATTGTGTTTCCTATTCCTTAGTTTCGGTTTTGGTTGTCGGGACTTTTGCTTGTTCTTGGATGTGCCCACCAGCGATGAGTGCATCAATGTTCAAGCCGTATAAATCAGCAACAGTAACACTGGCACCAAGAGGGGCAAGAGTGAAGTTGTCGCTTGTTACTTTGTAGGTAGTCATATGTCTCCTTATGCGTACACGGTAAGTGTAGACGATACCTGTAGGAATTCTGCGTCATCTTGTTCCAATGCGGAAACATTAGTTGCGGAAGAAAGAATTAGGTTTTGAACTACTCCGCCGAGTGTGGAGTCTGTCTCTAAAGCAGCACGAATTGAAGTAGCCCCGCTGTAAGACAAGTAGCCGTCAAGGGTGGCGTGTGCTACTCGGTCTACATATCTTCCGACAACAACATTGATAGTCCAATCCATTGTGACCAACCCGCTACCCATTGCCCCGTGATAGGTCACCGTATTCAGCACTGGAAAGCCGATAGGGGGGTTTAACTGCTCGGGCTGGTACGAGTACGCCCTAAGTCCTGAAATCGTGGCTAAGGCTGTTTTAAGCGCTGTGGCAACTTGGCTAACTGTGGCAGGCATTATGCGACTGTCAGCAGGCGATATGGGTTTAGCATCTCACGCACATCGGGGTCTACGGCTCGGACTTGGATTGCCATGTCAGCGAAGCCGACTACGCCTAGAGCAGCGTTGTATCGGGCGAAGCCACGCATGGTCAATAACAGTGTTGCTTCACGGACATCGTCAGGGACTGCATCCCAACCCCATTGCGCTGTTACCTGCACATGTGGTGGGTCAGGGACGATAGTCAAAGGGAAAGACCTAGAGCCAATAGCGGTAATCCGCCTGTATGGCCTGCCGTTCAACACGGCGTTAGTTGGCTCAAGCATGTAGTCGGTGCCAAGAGTCCAAGTTGTTTCAAAGGCTCCGTCACCATTGTCGTCAGTTTTGACAATCAATCCAGTGGTAGTTGCGATGTCTTGAACTGGGACATAATAAAAATTGTACGGCATCAACGCAATTGCTGTGGCGCTAGTTTTATAAAACCACCTACCGCAATAGCCGTCTACACGGCGAGAAGCCCCTTCAATTGAGTTCTCTAAAAGAGTGTCATCGGCTGAGTCGGTAAGGCGAAGTGCAGCCTTGACTTCTGCCAAAGTGCAGTAGCCGTTCGTGACTGCCATTACTCATCTACAGGCTTGCGAGCACGAGGCTTTGCTCGGCTAGCAGTTTCAACACTTGGTTCAACAGAAGCGCTTTCAACACCGATACCGAACTTGGCTAGTTCAGCATCAACTGATGCGACTCTTTTGCTAAGACCTCGGCGTACATAACTTTCACGCTCGGCTAGCAATGCTTCAACTTGTGTGCTCATAATTGTTCCTTTTGCTGGTGGGGCAGGTGCAGGGAGAAAGGGTAAAACCTACACCTGCCCACAGCATGTTGGGCTAGAAGGTTGGTGTGATTAACCCTGTGCCGTTGATTTGTGCCCATGCGTTTGCGTAGCGGTTTGCAGTGAAAGCACTGTATCCGTACACAACCATGGTGATATCTAGTTCGGCAGCCTTTGGTTGTTCAAAGCGAAGCATCATTGGCTCTCCGCTTCCTTCTTCCCAAAGGTGCAACTCTTGCGAGTTACCGATGTAGATGGTGTCTTGGTCTGTTCCAGTTCCCTGAACAATGCTGACAGTTGCGTCTGTGTAGACAGGCAATCCGAGGATGCTGTAGCCAGAGTTGCCGTACTGCGGTGCACCTGAACCATAAGCGTATGCAGGCTGACCTGAAGACGATGGGGTTGGTACTGCAAGTGGGCGTGACTGACCATCAACAGCAGCAAGAATCATGCCGAGTCGGCGTGGATGCATAATGATGACATTAGGGCCAGCAAAGAATGTTGTCTGAACCTTCTGAATTGCATCAACCAATTTCGGATACAACTCTGCAACTGTCGGTGAAGCATCGGTGTAAGTAACTGTCTGTCCTGCAGATGCAAGAAGTTCAGCAACAACGGCTGTGTTCAATGTCGTGTGGTATGCGGACACGAGGTCTGCCATAACAAGCGAGTCAATGTTAGTGCCACGCTCAATTGCCTGACGAGAAACATTCTGCTGACCAGCAAAGGTCTTGACGGTAAGGTCAAGTTTTGTGTCGTCAATGTTTGTTTCCTGAACTGCTGAACCTTCAGTCTGCAATGCAACTGCTGTACCAGTAGTTACTTTGCTGATGCTGATTGTTAAGCCTTCGGCTGGAAGTTGATGCTTACGAGCGAGGTCTGCTGTTACACGACCTGCACGAGCGAACGGAGCAGCCAAATCGGTGAGGAACTGTGGAACCACAAGACCAGCGAATGCTGATGATGTGACATCACGGCGTTCAATTCGTTCTTCCTGCATGTGGCGTGCAAGACGCTCTTGTGCAGAATAGTCATTGTTGAACTGTGCTGAATACGCATCACGCAGGAACGAAGTCGTTGCTGTTGGTGAGTATGTGCGGGCTTCTGATTTGATTACTGCTGGCTTAATGCCTGCATTTTCTCGTGCTTCAGCAGCCTGCTTTGAACGCTCAGCGAGTTCTTCTTGCTGTGCGATAGAAGCATCAAGGTCACGAACTTGCGTAAGTGCATCTGATACTTCTGTGTCTTCGGCAGGCGTGAGGTCACGGTTTTCCTGCTCGGCTAGTTGAACGAAAGACTCTGCTTTAGTAACAAGAGCCTCACGCTTTTCATGGAGATTTGTCAAGTATGACATTTGGTAATTCCTTCTGAATTGGTGGGATTATTTCAACGGTGAAATACCAAGTGAGATTCAACCCTCGGCTTGTCTTTCGGCAGTTATTTGATTCGTGCAATCGCAACTTGCTGTCGGCGCAAGCGTGTCGGTGCACTAGGCGCAGTGTAATGCATGTTGCGAAGTTCCGCAATAGTTTCCTCGTATGCAGGGTAAGTGACTACCGAGACATCATAAAGTTGTACTTCACGAAGTTCACGCACTGAACGGTCTGTATTCCAATTGTCTTTAATTGTTCGGAAAGCGAATGACATTTGGTTGAGGTCGCCTCTACGAAGTCCCGACATTATTTGCTGTGCTAATGGATTCGCTGGGTCTAGGTCTGCTTCAACCTTTAAGCCTCGTGAATCTTCGCTCAATCGCAAGGTGCCTGATTTGGTTCGGGCAAGTGGCGCACCATCGTGGTCAAATAGCAAACGAACATCAGCGCCGTCTTTAAGTGTCTTGGTGAATGCACCCCTAGTTACATACTCGGTGAAACCTAAGTCCTGAGATGCGGTATCCCACATTGCTGCATATCCAACCAATGTGGTGCCGTCGCCTTCAGACCTGACTTCAAGATTTGAATAAGCAATGCTTCTCGTGTCGTCAATAGATTTTGTAACCCACTCAACGGTATGCGTTTCGCTTATTGTTTCTTGGACTGTGGTGTCGGTATCTAATTCAAGTTCATCTGACATTTGTTCTCCTTGTGAAGTTTCAATAATGTTATCGGGTATCCCAGATGCGGAACGGGCATCTGAAAACTTGGGGTGCTCCGAATGAAGCAAGTCATTGTCCGTCACATACTTAGGGTTCTGAGGTTTACCACTGCCGGATAGGTAAATAAAAGCATTCACTCTTGCCATAGCCCATGCTGCTCTTGAAACCCCTGGTCTATGAGAAGTGGAATACGCACCAGCGCCTCTACGCCATACAGACTTCAGCGCACCAACTCGCACCCGAGTCCACACTGGTTTATCTGCTTCCTTCATCTTTGCGTTATGTTCTTCGGCTTTGTTGTTCAACGCCGTTTCAGTATTTGCATCAAGAGAGATGTCGCCTTCTTTACCTTTTGCAGAACCAGGCTCGTTTTTATCGGAGCCTTTTATTTGGTCTTTCTTCGGTGCAGGTGCTCGTTGTTCTTCATCGTAATTTTCAACCACCATAATTGCGTGAGCCATTGCTCTCTCCGCATTTTTCTTAGATGGCCCTGAACCCCATAGCAAATGAGCGACTAAGCCTGCGCCCGGATAGCCACTGTCACTTGGGTCATTATTCTTGGGTGCGTCTAAATCAACTAGGTGTCTTGCTATCCAAGGGCCAATCTTTCGCCACTTCTCTATTGACACTTCACCAGCAGCCATTTTTCTTGCAGAAGCAATAGTTGCATCAACGAGTCCGTCACCACCGAAACCTTCGGCGTTAAGTTCTAATCCTCGTTTAGCAGCATTCCTCATGTAAGTGGGTGGTTCAAGACTTACGGCTCGTTCTTCCATGTAGCCGTTGTCTTCTTCGTCTTCTTCTTCGTCTTCTTCTTCGTGAGGTTGCCAAGCGTTGCAGTAGTAACCACCATCAACATAGTCATCCCATTTTGTGCAGTAAGCCTTTGTCCCGTCTTCGTTTATGTTTTCTTCATTGTAGAAAGCACAGTTGCCACACGCCCTGCCTTCGGGTACATCTTCTGCTAATGCAGGTCGGTAGTTGTCAGGTAACAAACGCAGTTCAATCATGACTAATCCGCATCAGGTGTAAGGACACGCATCGTGTGACTACTGCTGGCTGTGATTGCGTAGACAGTTTGGTTAGTTGGCACAAGGATTTCAATAGTTGAACCATTAGACAAATGCAAACCATTCGCTGAAGTCACATCAGTACCACCAATATAAAGCGAGCCTGAAGATGCATGAAGATAACAAGTGCGTGGAATGTTGTCTGCTGCTACAACCAATGTTGCTGTTGTAGTTACTGTTACTGCTGTTGATTTCATATTGGCATTTCCTTAATTATGCTTGGCGGAACAGGGTCTACACCAATTGACGATGGGTTTTGACCGTAGTAGAAGTTGTCTCCACCTTCGTATGGTTCTCTACCTTCAGACTGTCGTGCTTCGTTCGGAGACAAAGTGCCAGTTTGTATTTGTATTTGTTGAGCCATAACTCTTGAGTTCAAATCTCCACGCATCAAACCATCAGCGTTAAGACGAACTCGTTGCGGTGCTGGCAACATAGAACTAAGTGTGTCCTCAAGACGGTGCATCCAAGGGAGCAATGTGTGGCGAACAAAGTTGATACCTGCCGACTCCACATTCTGATAAGTCTGATTGTCTCCGCCTGTACCAGCAATCAAATGAAGTGGGATTCGGTATGCCCGTGCAATGTCACGAACAATAGATTCCCGATGTTCCATTGTGTCCATGTCAGAAGCGGATGCTGTAACTGAACGCCACTTCAATCCGCCTGCGAGAACTGCAGGTCTGCGCCTTTTCCAATGTGAATCTTCCCAAGTGGTTCGCAAGATTTCTGCTTGTTCCATTGTTACTTGCTGGTCTGTTTCTAGTACCGAAGAAGGTGTCGCTCCATCTCCGTAGAACTGTGCAAGGAAACGGTCAATAGCAATTCCCGTTCCGATGATGTTACGCATTGCATCTAAAGGTGAAACGCCGTAAGCCTGATTAGGGAAACGAAGCCACGAGATGTGATACATCGAATCATTGTCAATCATCATCTTGCCGTATGAATAATTACGATTACCTTCGTCACCTACAACGACATTCACTAACAGTGGGTGAAGGCAACGCATCTCAACAGGGGCACCGCCAGCGTTGCGAGGTGCATAAATAAAAGCGTTACCATGCACAGCCAATGTGGCAATAACTTGATGTACGAACTCAAACATATTTTGGTCATCGTTCGGCTTCACAAACACACTTGGGATTGGCAGTTGCTGAACAGTCCCATTGTTGTCACGGTAAACCTGCAAAGGCATTGTGGCAATTGAGTCCGCTAAAAGGGTGACGGCAGATAAAACAGCAGTTGATGAGACAGCAGTTCGTTCAGTAACAATTTCTCCTGAATAGTTAGGGAACGCTGGTCTAGCAGTTAATTGGTCAGGGTCAATCGTTAGCGGAAGACCTCGTACCTCTCTGCGAATAATGCTCATGCTGAAAATGCTCCGCCCGTGATTAGAAGTGCGCCCGTAACAATAAACCCTAATGGCGACCAAATCATGAATGCTCCGATTGAAATGAGAACTGCGCCGGCTACTTCAATTGTGGATGTAATATTCTGTCTCATAACCTTCACCAAACTGGAACGATGCTAGGGCCATTGTAACCATCTGGTCTGCGTGTCGCTCGGTCTAACGCAATCACCATTGCAATACAAGCGTCAATCTTTCGGTGGCTTTTACCTTTGCTCAATCGCCAGCCAGTATCAGTCATTCGTTGCGCTGCTGACAGCACTTGGTCTGTGAAAACTGGAGAACCGTTATGTACCACTTTGTTGTTGATGATGAGTTCGTATGTGTGACCGCAGGCTGGAATCATGCGCTGACTACTTTGTGGGTATTCAACCATCGGTAGCCCATCATCTATAAGTATTTCTGCGGAACGCTGAAAATATGCAGGGTCGTAGGCGAACTCTTTAATGTTGTACTTCAAATGTATTTCCCGAAGGTAATGCTCGATGGATGCCACATCCACAGCCTTTTCAGATGGGTGCCATATTTTTGCTGTGACAGCAACCTTCTCCCCTTGAGGCTGTGCCATGACTACAGCGATGCTGTCGTGCTTCAACGCCATGTCAATGCCAACCCAAGTTTCTAAATCAGGGTCAATCTCTACTTCGCCCACTAGTCGTTCCCATGCGCCTGCAGGGAGCCAACTTTCTTCTGCTCGTACCCATTGGTTCAATCGGAATCTACGGAACGCCATTTCGCTTGACTGCCGTGCAGATGTTTCAAGGTCGTCTTCGTCTATGAGTTTTACAGCCAAGTTAGGATTGCACTGTTTCCACACACTCCTATCTGTGATTGAACAATCAGCAGGTGCTTCCCACCAAAAGAAACCGAAGTTCTCATCCACTTCATCTCCTTGCGCTACAGCCTTGCCGTAGTCGTACAACCTTCCACAAAGAGTGTTGATGTCATAACCTGCTGTAGTAATTGAAACAATCATTGGGTCTACACGAGCACCCGAACCTAATGTCAATTGGTCATAAAGGTCATCGTTCCTTTGCACCCATAGTTCGTCAAAGATAACTAGAGAAGGGTTTAGACCAGCCTGAGATTTAGCGTCAGCGGATAGCACCCGATACACAGAGTTGAATGCCGGAACTTCAATAGCGTCACGGTAAACCTTGCAGTGGGCAGACAGCACTGGAGACTTAACTACTTGTTCCCGAGCCTCGTTAAATACAATGCGAGCCTGCTTTCTATCTCCAGCAGCGGAGTACACTTCCGCACCTGCTTCACCAGCGAACAAACCATAAAGCGCAAGGGCTGAACCCATAAGAGATTTGCCTTGCTTTCTTGGCAGACCGATAACTGCACGGCGATAACGCAAGCGGTTATTGTCTCGGCGTTCAAGCAAAGCCCGTAACAACCACTGTTGCCATTCAACAAACTCTAAAGGCTGACCCGCCCTTACCCCTTTAGAAACTCTCAACCATTCATAAGCGAAGTCGATAACATCGTCACCATCTGAAGTGTCGCTGTGGCGTTTAGTGAAATAGGTCGGTTCCCATTCCTTTTTAGGCAGAAGCCCTTTTAACTGCGATGCGGTCACGGAAGTCTTGGATTGCGTCATTGGAGACATTGTTCATTCCTAGTCGGGCTCGGTCTGTAGGTGAGAATCCTAGCGCAGAAAGGTTTTGGGCAATCATCTTTTCTAATGTTCTTAGTGAGGCTCTGTCTCGCCATTCTTGTTCCCTAAACACTTTCGTTCTTAATACTGCTCGCTCGTCAGTTTGTTCACAAGTCATCATCACTAATTCAATGTCAGTGTCTCTGCGTAGCCACGCACATCCCGAAGTCCAAATAGAAGTCCACAGTTGTAATCCAGGCCCACTTTCTATTAGCGGGCGATGAGGAGTAGGCATATCACGATTTGTTATTACAGGTATGACATCGGTTGAAGGTAGTTTTCTTCCGCCCGGATTACCAATGCGAGCCTTCTGCTCTATGGGTTTGGGCTTGCGCCCTCTTGTCTCAGCCATTTATTTTGTTGCCTCTGCGTGAGTTGCACGAACGATGTGCAGGTAACAGCAAACTATCGGGGTTAGAAGGTACGACATGGTCGGCTGTCCAAGGGTCGCTCGCCCTTGCACCTTCTCCGCATATCCAGCATTTGGTTGCGTTGAGCCGTACTTCTCTTGCCCGTCTTTTGTAGTCGCCTGCGTAATGAGGGCGCTGCTTCTTAGGCTTGAGACTGTCTCGGTAAATACGACACGAGTTACACCTTGCTCCGTCTGTGACGAGGATGCCACAGCCCAAGCAGGGCTTCGGAATCACGATGCCTTAGTCGGGATATGTTCGCATTGGATTTCGTTAAGCAACCCTTTTGCGCCACAGATACCACATTCAATTTCACCAAGTTCGGTAGCGATGGAGTTGTATTCAACCAATGCCATTCGTTCAGGGTCGTTCGGTAGGCGGTGAGGAGAACCAACTGCAAGAATGTGATGCTCGTCAATTGCCCCAACTGCGTGTGGGTGGTCACTGTCAATGTAGTAAACCTGCCCTGCGTGAGTTGGGTAAATCTTAGAATCAACTGTGATAGTTCCTCTGCCCGCAATGATAATAAGCAGGTGCGCTCCCGGATGTGTATGAGGTGGAAAGCCTGAACCTGCTGGAACTGAGATGTGGTCTACACCTAGTTCACCGCTTGTCACTAATGGCCATGCTGTTGCATCGGTGTTGTGCATTTCAACTGTGCCCATGCCCATGAATGGAGTGATTGAACCGTCTCCATTGTCAAATGCCCAGTCGGCGATAATGAGTTCGCCGTTCTCGTCTTTGCCGTGTACTTGATTACTCATCGCTTTTCCGCCACCCATGCTGGTTTGAACTCATCGTTGCCTGCTCGCTTAATCATCTGTCCTCTGTCTAGTAGTCGTGTGACTTCTTCTTTTTCCATGCCCAACCGTTTAATAAGTTCCGCAGGTTCAATCTTTAGTTCATCAACTAATTCTGTAACTATATCCGCCATTGACATTACATAATGTTCTCCCCTTGCACGGTTATGTCTGATGGTTGCCATGCGCTGGCGAGCGGGGTCAATCTCTTGAATGAAAACTACAGGCACTAATCCGTCTGTTAATGCTGCAACATCTTTGTCTGCCGAGACAGTCCATCGGTGAAAGCCGTCTACGATTTCTCCGTCAAGGCGGGCAACGATTGGTTGAGTCCAGCCGTCTTCCATGATGCTGACTTTCAATAAACCGAGTTCGGTCTTAGCCATTTTGTTTGGGTTGTAATCGTTTGCTTTCAACTGGTCACGCTTGACCCATTGCACATCTGATATTGGTTGCTTTTCACGGCTCATTATTCTTTGCTCTTTTCTATGTTTTCTTTGTATTTCTTAACCATTGAAGTTCTTGAAGGGCCATCTGAAGTTGTCAGTTTAGGAACCACTCTTGATTTGAAGTCACCCTTAGATGCAACCTTCATAAGCATTCTCCATGAGATGCCCGTGACCGGATGTGGGGTGAACAGGATTGGGTCAGCGGTTCTGCGGTAGTGGCGGTTGATGTGACCTTGAATTGCTTTCGCTACGAACTTGCGCTCGTCAGGTGGGAACTTGTCTAGTTCGGCTAGCACTTTCTGTTCCCATGTTTCGCCTTCGTTTAGGTCTGATTCTTTTACTCCGCCTTGCCCTGCATGGTAAAGCGCACCTCTTGCGTATCGTGCTGCTGTCTTGGCTCCTGGCACTCTGTCGCCTAGTTTGTCCCATACATCAGGGAAGCATTTAGCGAACATCCACAAAGACTGCATTGGCTGTTCTCCGTAAGGTGGAGCGATGCGTTGAAGGTGGTGAGCCATGCCTGCCAACTCCATCATGTCGTAGCCTCGGTTGTAGTCCCACCCGAATAGTTTTGGTGCTCGCCAAACATCCTGTGTAGACCAGTCGTAAATTGGATAGACCTTCGCCATTCCTTTTTCATGTTCAATGATGTAGTTGTCCACCTCTTTGCGAGTGACTGCTTGCCTTCGGCGGATTGATTCGTCAGCCCTGATGCCCATGATGAAACAAGTTCTTCCGTACTGGCGTGGCGGATAAAGGATTGGGTCTGTCTCTGTGAAGGGAAGTCGTGCGCTGACAGGCCACACTGCAAAGCCTTCGGCTGTCTGCTTACCTTCAGGTGGTAGTGGGCGTACCCACTTTTCTTCCATCTCAGGTGCCCAAGGATGCCAGATGCTGTCGCCTTCTTCTGAGGAACAACTGTTGCGATGGGCAATCGGTAGGCACCACCAGTCCAAATCAATGTCTTCAATCTCTGACACACGCCTGACATAGTCTTCAGTTTCGTATGGGATTGCTTCCTCATCAAAGTGTTTAACCTTGAGTGGCAGTCTGTTCCTACGCCGTGCTTCTTCCAATGCGAGGTTGAGGCAGACGGTTGAGTCTTTTCCACCCGAGAAAGAAACTATAACTGTGTCAAATAAGTCAAATGCTCGTGCGACTCTTTCAACAGCCATCTCATAAACATCTTTGTCAATGAAGGTTTGTCTTATATATTCTTTTGGGCGAGCCACTCTGTAACTACTTTCATCAGTGCATCGTTGCGATTGGTGACGCTGGTGGCGTGAAGTGCATCACGCAACAAGTCAAACTCGGCTGAAGTCAAATAGAACTGTGCGACCTTGGTGTCATTCGTTACATGATTTGATTCGGTGTCCATCGGGTTGTGAGCACCTTCGGTGTCAATGCCTGTCAAGTTCGGTACTGCCATGTTGGCAATAGAGTGCGACTGTGTGGCGAGCATGTCGTCAAGGTCGTCTTGATTCCACACGAGACCTTCCATGTCGTAGCCCCTTGCGAACTCAGAAAGGATTTCTGCCAGTGCGAAACTGTCGTAATCGGCTAAGTCGCTCGTGCGATTGTCTGCTAACAGGATTCGTAATGCACGGTCATCGTCCATATCCAATTCAATAACAGCGATTTTGTCCCAGCCCAAAGACTTAGCAGCAGACCATGTGTGGTTGCCAGCGACTATAAAGCCACTTGATTTCTGCACAAGTATCGGTCTGTACTGGCCATGAGCCTGAAGCGAAGTGCAGATTGCACCCACATCACCTTGACGGACATTCTTCGGATGGGGGGAGATGCTGTCTATGAGGACTGCACTCTTTGCTAGTTCTTTGCGGATATTGCTCATAGAGAGATGTTGCTCCATTTAGTCGGGTAATCCAAAACAGCGATACGAGATTGCTGATGGCTAACAGGATTACGAAAATCTTTGATGCCATGACTGACACTCTACACATTCGCTATGACATATGGAAGTATTCGTTCTGCATATCAAGAAAAGCGAAGCGCCCTATTCATTGACCTTCAAAAGAAACTGGTTTATTTCGCCAGTACACGCTCCGTGA